CGCTGCCATAGCATCTCCTTAATAAGCAAGTACGCCTGTGTCTAGCAGGCCGTATATGCTTGAGTCTAGTATAAAGCCGTCTATTATCGGCTCTAGTGTGGTTAGTGTCGTTTTCCAGCTGTTAGGCGTAATTGCCATAGCTACGCCAAACACCTGCAAAGTCTTAGTTAAGGTAGATGAGCCTGGCTGGTTAGTAGTAATAGTTATAGGGTCAAAAAAATCTAAATCTAGGGCGGCGATTATGCCGGCATTATAGTTATCTGTGTATAAATCTAGGGTAATGGCATCACATCTAATAGACGTTTCTTTTCTGCTAGCTACATAGGCTTGAGCGTAATCTAGGGCCGCGGCATCTGTTTGCATTAGTAGATTTTGTTGGTTATAGCTATGGGTAAAATACTTATCTATGCTAGCTTGGTCTATTGCTAGCTGTGTAGTACCGCCTGTACGGGTGATGCTAGCCGCGTTAAATACCAACGTATCATCTAAGCGCCATAAGGCATCAAAGTAACCTATATTTGTGCCGTTATCGTTAAACACGGTAGGTGTGCCACCTATGCTAGCTGTAGTAACTTGCCTATCTTGAAATACAAAGCTACCGGTAGCATCTACATAAAGCGCCCCGTACTCACTTAGGGTAACCGTCTGCATAGCTGCAAGGCTGGTACGGGCCGTGCCGGGGTCTGCCTGTAGTGTAGTTAAGCCGGCATCTACATCACGCATAGAGGTAGGCCAACCTATTTGATCTAAAATCTGGTTAATGCGTGTGCCGGATAAGTCGCCCGCGGTAGCCCCTGTTACTGTAGCTATTTGTGCATTTTGGGCAAGTCTAAACGCATCTACCGCCGTTATTGTGGTATAAACAACGTCTAACGCATTTTTAGGCGTAGTAGTGTTATAGCTAGTTATAAAGCCGCTAAAAATAGGGTAAGTAACACCGCTGTAAGTAGCTGATATAGCTACCTTACGCATTGGATCTAGCAAACCAAAATAAGGGCTGTTAGGGTTTTGAGGGTTAAAATCGCCGTTTTGGTCTACTATTCTTAAAGTTAGCGTACCTGTTTGGAATTGGTCGGCTTGTGGATTACGGCCTCTGTTAGTTTGTATTGTATCTACTACGTTAGATACATCTACAATTACAGCCGCGCTATCACTTAGTATGTTTGTATCTAATATGCCCTCACCTAAGATCATAGCTTGGGCAAAACTAGGGCCAGTACTAAAGTTAATAATAGCGTTTATTACTGGCAGGGTCATAGCCCACCGGTGTAACGCAACGGGTCGCCCTTACGCTCTAAATCTAATATAGCTCTTTGCACGGCTAGGCTTATTGTGTCCTCACTACCTACCACACCTGCATTTACGTTTATTGTTATGTTATCTGCCATACGGAAACGGGCGGGGTCAAAGCCGCCAAAACTAGGCAGAGCGCTAGGGCTTACGCTTGCTGTAGCTAAATCTAGTGCGCGTATGCTTTCTGCAAAAAGCGCATCTGCTAGCGCTAGCTCTGACTCAGCCAACATACTAATAGCATCTGCGTGAGCCTCTACAGCTCTTATAGCCTCTGGGTCACCTGCTACATAGCGGCTAGTTATATCCGGCGCTAAATCGTTTATACCTGTCCTATCTTGGCTAGGCATAATAGGGCTAAGAAAATCAAACTTAGAGCCCATAATTTCGTTTAATTTTCTTATAGCTGCATCTAGGTTATCTAGGTTTATTAAATTTTTAGGCTTAAAGCTATCTAATATTTTATCTATTTCACCTAGCTTATAGGTCTGGCCTGTAAGCGTACCTAATATTGCTAGCTCTGTATTTAGTTGCTTAGACAGGCTTGTAGCGCGCTCTACATCTTTAGCAGCTATAGCATCTTCTAAATCTAGCATTAACTGTTTAACTGTTAGGCGCTGGGCATCATTGGCTAGCTGTAGTTTTTGCTGGTCTGTAGCGTTTACGCCTAGCCTTTGTATATTTTCTTGCGTTGCTAAAATTGCTGCCGCTATCTGTATCTGATCTAAATCAAATACATCTTCACCCTTACCTAAAGCTAGGGCGGCTTTATCTAGTTTGGCCTGTTTTTCTTTTTCTTTGCGTTTTAGTATTTCTGCGTTAGCTTGCTTTTTGGCAAGGTCTGCTAGCGCCTTTGCGCGTTTAGCTGCCGCTGCATCTAGTTTAGCTATTATCTCTTTTTGTTTTTTTGTAAACTCTGTTTCTTTGTTAGTTACTGTTTCTGGTCTATCATACATAGCCCCTAGACCTATTGCCCTAAATCCAAACTCTGGTATACGCGCTAAAAATCCTAGTGCAGCTCCAGCCGTCTTTAATACATTAGCAAAACCTGTAGCTAAATCATCTATAACTAATTGTGCATCACTAACCTCACCGCTACCAGCAAAATTACCTAAACCTTCTACTAACCCCTCACCTATTGTTATTTTAGCGTTCTCACCTGCTAAAGCTAATAGCTCTAACTTAAAAGCAGTAGTAGTAAAATAATCATTTGCCGCGCCTTGATTTAATGTTAAAAGTATTTCTAGGTTTTCTGAAAACGATTTAGCTGCTAATTCTGCCCCTGTAAACCCTGTTTTATATTTTTCCAAACCTTTAGTGCTGCCTAAATAAGCCTTAGTTAAATCTTCTGTTACTGTGGATAACGCTAGGCCAGAGCCTCGGCTAATAATTATAGCTTTATTTAGTATATCTTGCGCTTTAGTTAAAGAGCCTGTAGTCGTTAGTAAATCTTGAAATGCTGGCCTAAGCTCAGTTCTAGATATACCGGCTGTTCTTTCCAAGCCTTCTATAAACTTAGTTATAGACGGATTAGCAAAACTTAAACCTAAATTATCTACAGCCTTAGTTAATTGTACGGCTGCCTTTTCATCTTCTGCAAAGGCTTTTACAAAGATTTTACTAAATTTTAATGCAGCGCCGGCGGCAAGGCTTATGCCTAAAGTTTTACCTAGACTTTTTACCTTTTTTTCTAACTTGTTTACTGCTTTTTCAGACTCTAAAAAGCCTTTGCCCGTTGCTTGGCTAACTATATTTATTAGTAATTCGGTAGCCATTATGCAGCCATTTTTTCTTCAAACTTTTGTTTAGCATTTTCTATAGCTTTTATCAAAGCTGTTAAGGCTACGCCGTTATCTTCTGCGTAGGCTCTATACATAGCGCGGCCTATCTGTTTACGGCTAGGTCTGCCTTTAAGACCTTTAGGCCTTGCGTTTACTAACTTTCCGGTGCTGTTTATGCTTTCCATAAATTGCTGACCCGCATTAGGGTTTAGGCTTGTTGAGTATTGTTTACCGGTATGCGTAGTTTGGTCATAAATCCCATTTTTATATCGGTCTACTATTGGGCCTTGCCTTTTACCGTTTGGATTTAAACGCCCGGCAGTTTCATAAATTGCACCGCCCGCGTTAGCCTGTTGTATTCTAGCTAAAGATACAAACCCGGATTTATTAGGCTTAGACGGTGTAACCCTATAACCTAAACCGCGCTTAGCATCACTACTACTAAAGGTTGGAAAAGCCCTATAGTTAATAGTATCTATACTAGCTGTGCCTTTAACCCAACCGCTTAATAATCTTGAGTCTGCCGGTATAAAACCTCTAGCTCTAGCTACTACAGGGCGTAGCGCATTAGCCATTTGATCTTGAGTTTCTTTAGCTAAATCTGGCATATACTTTTTTAAGGCAAGTCTAAGCTCAAGCGCGTTTTCTACCTCTGTTGGCATCTTGCACCGCCTTAGCTCTGTCTGTTAAAACTTTTAATATATTCTTAAACATTACATCATCTAAGTCTAATAAATACTGGGGCGCTATGCCTGTTTCTACCGCCACTTGTGCGATTAGATAGCCAAAGCTACCGCGCCCCACTATTCCAAAGGGTCATCATCTAGTACCTCAACTTTAGCTAAGGTTTCTAGAAAATCTGCCCCGTAACTTTTTACGGCTTCCCCGCTTGTGCGTAAACACTCCCAAGCAAGCCAATAAACGTCACTCTGTTTTTCATCATCTCTAAAGGCTTTGTGAAAACCTTTCTTTGCATACAGCTCAAAGGCGTACTCAATACGGGGCGTAATCTTATGCTCGGTTACGCTGCCGTCTGCCCTTGTTATTTTAAGTTTTGCCATTTTGTGCCCCTTTGTTTAGTTTACGGTGCTGTTGTGATAACGATAGGTGAGTTACAGGTAAATGTAATGCTCTGTGTTCCAATATCGCCCACAGCGCCGTTTATGTCGGTTGTATTGTTTACAAGTACAGTAGTGGTATAAAGCGGGTTAGTAGTGCTAGTAGCCGCGCTTGTTTGTCTTAAAATTAGAGTTACTGTAGTACCCCACGCAGCTTGCAACGCAGCGCGTACCGCGCCTACACCGCTAGCGGCATTATCATTAAGAAAATCAAGCGTAATAGTGCTGGCCTCTAAACCTTTAACAAACTTATGTGCGGTATCGCCCATAGCTGTTACCTCTAGCTCATCAAAGCTACGGTTAATAGTTGCGCTAGTAACGTGGTCTGATAGCACCACGCCGTTCAGCGTAACTTCTACGCCGTTAGAAAGAAAAATTGCCATTGGTTATGCCTCGTTTTCTGTTGTCGGTGTTTCTGTTGCTTTTTGCTTTGTATCTTTAACCTCTTTAGGCAATTCTTGGCCTATTTTGATTAAAAACGCTTTTTCTTCATCTGTTAGTGCCATTTTAGCTCCAGCTCGTTAGTACGGATATTTGTAAATCACTTGTTAGTAAGTCGCCGCTAGGTAACGTTAAAACGCTAGGTGCAGTTACAGCGGTAACATTAAAAACGATAGAGCTAGCGGCTAATTTATTAAATACCGCTACTATCGTATCTTCTATGCCTTGTAGGTTGCCTTCATTAGAAAACATAGGCACGGTCATAATAATCTTAAAATTAGCCATAGGCGCTATAGTTGCTTGCTTATTATTGCTAGGCGTTAGATATGGATCAGCCGGGGCTACTACTACGCTGTTAGCTACTATTGTGCTAGGTGGAAAACTAAAGGTAGACCAAACAGAGTTATTAGCTAAGGCAGCGGCTATAGTGCTGCGTAGTGTAGTAATCGCGGCTGGCATTATCCAACCATAGCGTTAGGCGATAAATAGGGCGCTAGTAAACCGCGTACAGATGCCATAAGGGTATTACTCATCTTAAACGGGCTAGGGCTGTAACCGTCTACGCTCACGCCGCCGTTTTGTGTGCTGAAACGGCTAGTCCAGATATTTTCAGCTAGCATAAGTGCAGCTGCGTTTATAGCAGGTGTATTAGCGTAAGCCTGTGTTTTTGTATCGTCACCGGTCATAGTGCCGCTAGGTACTACGCGCCTAAAGTTTTGATCCGCTGCTACCTTTGCATATTGTATAAAGCTGTAACCCTGTGGGTATTGGTAATAGTTAAGTTGAAAATTAAAAGCTGGCAGTAAATTAGTAGTACCCGCGCTAAACGGTACTGTGCCAGTAATGGTATAGCTGCCGTTAAAAGTAGCGCCAGCCCCGGCTACTGTGACGGTTTGGCCAGTAGTAAACAGGCCGGGGTTGGCTATCATCACGGTAGCTACATTGTTCACTAATGCAGTTCCCACCACCGGTGCAGAGTCAAACCATAAAAACCCGTTAATTAAATCTTGGGCAGCTTGGCAGGTGTCCTCTATCCAAGTGTAAGAGTCGTACAAAGTGCCAACGCCTAAAGATGCTTTTAACGTAGCAGCTGTAACGTAAGTAGCCGGCATATTTGTACCTTTCTTTGTAGGTCTGGTAGAGCCAAAGGGCTAAGGCCCTACCAGACTATTAGTTATTTATTATGTTAAGTTAAAACGACGGATACCTGCAGGCATTTTAACTAACGTGGCCATAAAGCCATAGATAGCTACTTGTACCTGTAGATTTGATACGACGTTTACGCTCATATAAGCCTGTGGGCTTTCATAAACGGTTACTGCCTCTGGCACGATAATAAACGCTGACTCATCAATAACACCAGATACCATATTTTTATCTACGTATAGGTCTAGACCTAATACGTTACCTCTAATTGAGGTTGGTCTAACGTCGCCGCCTGCGTTCATTGGCTGGATAGCGTTATAAATTGGGCGGCCTGTGTTATCAGTTGCACCCATTAGCAAAGACCATTGAGAGGCATTAGCTAGATAATTTTGTGCAAAGTAGCCAGTACCTTTATATGCGGCTGCGGTTTGCTCGGCTGTGTAGGCAATAATACCGGCACTTGTTGCAGCTTGTGGGTTTGCTTGCTGTCCACCAGCTGTTAGAGCTGCTACTACTGCTGTATCTGTTGCAGTTAAGTAAGCGTTTTGTAATTGCGCTGTTAATTCTGCAAAGAAATTAGGATCAGAGCGCTCTAGTAGCTCTACGCTAATAGTGTTCATACCGCTGTACTTAGATACGTTTGCAGTTAAATACTCAGTTACCATACCTGTATTTTGTACCGCTCCGGCCTCAGCTTCCACGGTTACTACAGGTGCTACACCTGTACCGCCGCCGTCTGAGGTTACTAATGAGGGTACGTTTATGGTCATACCGCTAGCAGGCAAAACGCCACGGCTGCAAGCCTCTACCGCGCTTCTTACAAAACGGGTGTTAGTTACAAACTCTGATAAATACTGCTCTGGCTTAAACGCAGGGTTTGTAGTGAAGCTATCATCTGCCGCGGTTACATAGAGCTTGCTTTGGTCATTACCTAGAGCAGCCTTAATTTTATGCTCTGTGTATGTTGCCATATTTACAATAGGTGTACGTACTCTTTGTGAGTTTAATGCACTTGGCTTAATAATTCTGCGTGAGGCTTCTACCGGTGTAGTTTCACCCTCGGCATCATCTTTTTCATAGCTAACGCTTTTTAGCGTTACTGTTGCACCGTCTGGCAAAAATGTTGCCTCTGATGCTACTTCGTCCGGGGTTTTGTCCACGGTTTCACCTTTCGTTTCTGTTGGTTGATTTTCATTTACTGCGTTTTCTTGTGCAGCAATTTTTAACACGGCAGCGCTTGGAAATGCAGCGCTCTCTACTAGAGATACCTCTTTTAAGGTAGCAGCCGTAACTAGCAGATAATCTTTTTCTGGGCGTGAGTCCTCTACCTCTACACCTACACTAAGGCCGTCCATTAACTGTTCCTGTGCAAGCAAAATTGCGTCAGTACCACGGGTGCTAGCACTTACTTTAAAGCTGGCATATAACCCGGTCTTATTGCTGGTAATACTTTGCATACGCCCTACAGGTTTAGAGTTATCGTGCGACATCAATAGCTTAACTTTAGATACCTCTGGCACGGTTATAGAGTTTTCTGCAAACACTACGCGCCCGGCGCTTGTGTTGCCTACTTCTCCATAAGGTGCAATTTTGCCAGCAATAGTACGGCGCTCACCGTTATCTACTGCCTCTATGTTGCCACTAAATGTTAATAGCATTTGTAGGCCTCTCTGTTAGTCCGGTGGGGCTTAGTTCTTCCATACTTTGTGCCTGTTCTAAATCAATTAAACCTAGATTTAGCATTTTTTCTATAGCTTCCAAACGCGCCAAAGTATCAGCGCGCAAAAATGTTTCATCAAGTGCAAAACGCACCTGATTACCGCGGCGCGTAATATCGTCCATACTTAAACGGTTTTCAATAGCGCTAATAAACGGCTGTAATGAGTAAGCTACAAACTCTTTACGTCCGTCTATAATATTTTGATAAGTAAGTGAGTTATTCATATCCGCGCTTATGTAATATGCAGGTACGTTCATTAAGCGGGCTATCTCTGTAGCTAAATACTGTGATGCCTCGTTATACATCATTTCTTTAGGTGAGTAACCCACAGTTTGATAATCTAACGTGCTAGTTAAATAAGCCGTACTGCGTGAGTTACGCGCTGCCTTCCAACTAGCTAACAGCCCTTGTATTTGTGCCTCTGGTAAATCTGCCCCACTATTCTTAATAAACCCTGTAGCCATAGGCGTAGCAGCTGCAACGCTAGCCGCTTTTTGTATATCTAACGCGGCCTGTATTGTGCGCCCGCCTGTTTCTAATACGCCGGGTAGCAAACTCTGGAAAGTTACTAGAGATCCTACGCCGCTATCTGGTACGCGTATGCCGTTTATTGAGTAATAATCAACTTCATCACCGTAATTATCTGTAGTTACTGTAACGCGGGTATTAGCTACCCACTCAAAGCCGCTAGGTCTGCCGTCATCTTCATACAAAGACGTAACACGCCAATAAGCAACGCCATATAGCAACAGGCTATCTACTGTGTAACTTATGGTAACGCTACGCGGTTGCCTTATATCTGGCTGGTCTAACCAAACAGGACTTTGTAATTTACGGCCTGTGCTTTTTTGTATTAACTCTAAATCTATACTTGCAATAACACCACAGATTAAGTTACGGCATCTACTTACTGCTGGTACTTGTAGCGCTACGTTTCTATCTATAAACGGTACGCCGCTTGTATTGTATAAACCGCCAAACGTGTAAACACCCGCGCCGTAAGTTTGGGCCATAATAGGCGGCGATAATTGCGCCTCTACGTCTTTTTTACGCAGGCCTATAGTTTGCAGTAATCCCATAGGGGCATTATTGCCTAAAAGTCAAGTATAGGTTTACAGTTTGGGTTTGGGCGTGTCTAGGCGTATACCTTTGCCTCTGCTACAGGTTGAGCCAATATGTGAATAACCATAGCAAGGCCAATAGGTATATCTACAGGCCCTGCAGACTTGCGCCGCACGATACGCCAAGCATCTGGGGTCTGTTTAGCTGCACAGTTAGCCATTTGCTGTATTAACGCATCTTGCCCGCTATGTCTTAGGCGATCATTAACTAAAGCATCATACATATCACTACAGGCGGTGTAAAAGGTCTGACCCGATATATCCCGGGTCTGTACGCCTGCATTTTGTAGCCTTTGAGCAATACTGGCAGTAGTGTATTTGTCGTAGCAGACTAAACGCGGGTAATACAGGTCAGCCCATTTTTTTATAGAGGCTGCTACTACAACTTCATCTACCGCTACCTGTGAGCTGTAGGTTTCTAGTACTGCTAGGCCTATCTTGCCATTAGGTAACATCTGACCCATTACTAGGCTGGCATCACGGCGGCTAGGGCTAACGTCAAAGGCAAAAACAGTAAGCGGCCCGGGGCTCATCTTTAGGTTTATATCGCTGCTATCCTCAACAGATCCAAAGGGCCACGGGCTTTGCAAGCTATCTATCCATTGGCTAAGGCTTTCTGTCCTAAATTGCTCTGTAGTCTGCACCGTAAGCGCTTCCTGTAAAGTTTCCTCAGTTATCAGTATGCCTAACGCCGGGTTTGCAGCTGCCCACGCTTTACGGTCATCTAGGGCGCAAAATGGCGGGGCGCTATATTCGTAATAACCCAAAGACGGCGGCGGGTTACTTTGGCAGCGC